GGTCTGTTTTACTTCCGCATCATTCTGCATCGAAGTTAAGCGTATCAGGTTTAATAAAAGGTGAATCCGGCACTGTTCGGACTGTCTCAGGGAGAGAAGAGTTCAGAAAGACAGGGGGGGTCGCCTTCGGGCTAAAAAAACGGCCTCCTTTAGCGCTGTTACATGATTTACACATGGCACGTAAATTATCTGGGCTCCACATGTCGCCACCTTTAACGCGTGGAATAATGTGATCTACTGTATGCGCTGGCTTGTTACAAACTGCACATTGCCAACCATCACGATCTAAGATGGTAATGCGTAGCTTCTTCCACTTGCCACTACCTATCTCACGTTCGCTCAATGCCAACCCTTTAGCTTGTAATGATCCAATGCTTTACACATAGATCCATATCTATTTAGATTATATTTGATTCCCCAATCTACCTGCTTATAACCATCTACTGTACTAAGCCATTTAGATTTACCTTGTGGTATGCCATAGTGACTACCATTAACAGCTTTAGGATTCCACCTAGATTCTCTGTAATACAAGTAATCTAAACAATAGAACTCATCTAAGTTGTTAAGCTGTATAAATGCCCATTGACGATAATGATTTGTGGTATCAGCTGCAACGGAATAATCTTTTGAAAAGCAACTGCTAAATGCAATTAGCAATAGGGTGGCCCAAACTCTGCGCCTTCCGGGCCTAGCCTTTGGCGGCCCAGCTTTTCGATTTAAGATCGAACGCTTTCTGTTTAGGGTAGCATGCTCTGTCAAATCGATTAACATAACCGCAGGTCAGCAGGCGTGTCGAAGAATGGCACAATGTTGTATTGATCTATCCAATTACAATCATAGCCAGCCTCACTCATGGTTTACCACCCCATCCGCCACCTTTGAAGATCAAGCCCGGTGCTGAGTAAATGCGAGACATCTGCAAATTACATTTAGGGCATTCCATACCGGTAACTTCATCATCGTAGGATTTCTGCATTGATCCATAAGTGCCACATTCATTGCAGCTGTATTCATAGGTAGGCATCACTTTGCTCCAATCAACTGGCAAGTGTGGCAGTCCACGGCTTTGAACATCCATCCACCACACTTGTCGCATCTGCATATATCACTGTCGGGAATATGCAGAGCCTCGGCTATATTTTTAATACCCACGCATCCGCAGGACATGCACTGATAAGCCTTAAAGCCCTCAGGCGTATCTAATTGCTCTAGCCATAAGAACTCGGTCTTAGACTTACAGCCATTACATTTGAATTGTGGGTACATTATGATAATATCCTTATTGCCTACATTGGCATTGAGTACAAATTAAGTAATTACCGCTATGTATTAACCTGTCGTCATTACAAGCTATACATAAGTCAGTAGATGGTACAAACTTTACCTGGTCGTTTTCCATGCGCTCCAGGTAAGGTCCACCTCTTAATATTTCAATATATCCCATTTATTCACCCCCTTTACCAGATTCGGAATCATCCGGCCAATACCATGTGCCAGCACTGGTGAGCTTTGCCCACTTGGCATCACATTGTTCGGCTTTAGGCGCGGTGCATACATAACCTGCGTATGGTTTATTGGTGGCTTTGGCAATGCCTTCTTTTTTTACCATATCACCATGCCGGCAAGTAAAACCAACGCTAACCACTTCACCAATTTCTGCAACGCTTTCGCCAATAGACCAAGCAACAGGAACAGGCTCGTTGCTATTATTTTTAGATTGTGAGTCCACAATATGTAACGCCATTTCCATCGCAGCTGATTTAGATCCTGGTCTGCCATATTTAGGTTTGAACTGTTCAACTTTGCTCATTTCTTCTCTTGATGCACGTTTGCCCTTAGCTGCATAACCCGCGTTTGCAAGCGCACGGCCGATCGCTGAAGTCTCGCAGTTTTCCAATGCAGACGTTGAATTAACACCGCGATCAGAAATGCTCTCACTAGCGAGACCAGTCGCACACGGCTGTGCATCGGCTTCTGTTTTAAATAATTGAGCACTAACAATGTATCTAGTGTCTGTGGCCTGTTCAATCTTTGTTGCCAATCTTCCATCCGGATAATCCTTCCACCATTTTTCTAGTCGGCTCTCGACTGTTTCGTAATCAGCTAAATTAAACATTAGTCAACCCCCCAGGTGTACTGCGTGTCCATTTCTGCATCCAGGACTGACTTGTATATCGAAAGGTAAGCAAGTCCGTCTTTAATACTGTCCTCGTGATTTGGTGACTCTGTAAGCCGAGAAACCTTGACGAGTGCCATGCATAATGCGACTTGACTAGCTGTAATCGGATGGTCGAGATATGCCGACCAGAGTTCACTGATCCTTTTATGGTTGTGGTAAGGGTGACCATAGACCGCTCCGCGCTCATGTATCGTACTGACCACATCGGCAAATAATTTCTCAGTTGTTGTCGGCATTAGTTTTGTTATCAATCATTCTTCTGTGCATGTCCCATCCATCTTTGCGTCCACGCCAGTAATGTGTTTGCTTTGCATTTTCATACATGCCATAAGCCCAAATAATTGCAACCATAATTGCAACCCATAATAGGCCAGCTTCTTTTAGATCCATATAGCCCTATCTGTCCGCAAACTTTGCGGTACAGGCATAGTGTTGCACCTGTGTAAGACTTTGTGGATTATTTAGGGCATAGTTTGTATAACGTTTAGGTAACGATGTTACCCGTAATACCGCCCTAGAGCTGTAAATGAGCCATCCTTATTGATCGGCACTAACGTTGGTGTCAGTGTCTTTCCTACGGCTTCTAGTATAGCAATACCCATCTGCCAATTCGCGCTTCCATAGCGTAAATAAGAGGCTTTTTTTCTGTCCATAAGATTACCTACCTCGACCCCATATAAGGCCCTGTAATGGCTTCCTACGCCCTCTGCATAGGCACTCATGCCTAGTCTATGGGTGTGCCCACATAATACTGATTTACCCCACTTTTTAGCCAGGTTAAGGGCAGTAATACCAGCGTGCTGTGACATGTTGCCTTCATCGCCATGGGCCAACATCCAGCCGGGTTCAAACTCATAGGCTTCTTTGTGATAGGTCATGCCCATTTCGGCAAAACCCATAAACTTTGGGTATTGCAACTCTGGCAAGCTGATTAAGCCAGGTACTTTTAATAGTGTGTTATAAAGCCGATCAGTATGGTTGCTTCGGATAATGTGGCATTCTTTAGAATACTCACTTAGATCCCAAAGGATCTCTTTAGTAAGTTCGCGATCATCGTGAATGGTTTGCCTATAAGCCAAAGGTGTGCCCTCGGCCCATTTGCTAATTGTATTAAAATCAATTTCATCCCCGACCACCAATACAGAATCAAACTTCTCCCTACGTGCTAACTTAATTACATTCTTTACAGCTGCTTCATGGTGGAATGGGATCTGTAGATCCGAAATTACCAGGTAACGCTTAATCTTCATCCTCTTCAAAATCGTCAAGTGGATTCTTAATAGGATCTTTAGTATCTACGATCCAGTCTGGATAACTTGACCTATCCATAGCAAAGGCTAGAGCTGTGCCTTCATCCATTCCTGACTTACGGCAAGCCATATAAACCTCATTAGCTGCTATTGCCCAGAAATCTAGTTTTGTAAGTACAGGCTCTTTAGTAGTCCTGCGCCTACGTGCTATTTTCTTTTTAGGTTTGCGCTTGGTTGCCATAATAAAATTATGACTTACTGATTAAGATAAATAGATCATCGACACGCTTCTCTAATCGTGTTAATTGATCTTTCATGCTAGAGCCACCATTAGGGCGTAACTCGTTTAACCAGCCTTTAATAAGAAAGCGCAGACCCACTAATAAACTTGTTAATACCGCGCAAACGCCAGCCCCAAAGCCAGCCCATTCCGCTGGACTCATTTTTTAGGAGTTGCATAACCAAAGACTCCAGCCAATATTGCCCATAAGATAGAGCGATAGTCAGCTGCAAAATTGGATGCTGCCCAAGCTGATAAGAATGCACCAGCAGTTAAGAAATAAGGGTTTTTCATATTCATATTTTGCCTCCTAGTAGTGGTATATCGAACGCTCTGCCATCTTTGTCGCCAACCTTTGTAAAGCTGACGTGTACATGTCTTGTATGTTTATTAAACCCAGAATATTTACGCCATTTAAAGTTTAGTACTTTGCTAGCGATCATGCCGTTATGTATTACGTAAGATATGCGCTTATCGGTTTTCGCACAGATTCTGATCTGGTCAGCCAGATATACCGAGAGCCCTTCGGATGAATCCAAGCGAGAATCAATATCAATGGCTCGCACGCATCCGGTCTGGTCTGGATTATGATCCGATTTTCTGGCGGAATGACGAGCATCACCAATCCACCCATCGCTGGTAGTGCGCCTATCTGGATACCAGGTAGTAACGGCATCTCTAAGCTCTACCCCTGCTGCACATAACCACGGCTTCATTATGAAAGAAGTAGTGTGGCTTCCTCAGCTGTGATGCCGAGTTTGTCTAATAGTGCAGCCTTAGCAGTTGCCTTAGCAGCATCAATTACTTCTTGTGCCTTGCGCTCTGCTTCAGCAGCCTTTTGTGCTGCTTCTTGATCTGCGATTTCCTCAGCAGTTAATTCAACCTCGGTGGTTTCACCTGTTGAGCAATCTACGATTACTTTATGTGGCATATTTTCTCCTTTGTTAAGCGTTGGATATTCCGTATAAATAAAATGATGAGCCTGTTAAAAATGATGTTCCTGAAACTGGAGTAAAATTTAATTGAGTTATTGTAGAAGTATTATTCCATAAAGCGGCAATCGGGTTCATATATGCCGTAGTAGCATTATTTTCACCAACTCCCATAAGTGAAAATGGTTTGTTTTGGCTTACTGTGTAAGAAGGTATGTATAATTCTATTGAACCAAAAGTATTGGCTGTGGATGTATCACCATTTACTCCTCCTGCGTTTGAAGAAAAAGCACTAGCAGAAGTAGCACTACTACTACTTGCAGCAGCACCAGTTCCTCGCACCCATCTATAAGAATAATTTGTCGCCGTGTCTGAGTTTATTATCATTGATAAAGAATCATTTAAACCGCTGTTATTTGTTCTTAAACTTAATCTCAACACCAAATCCGTATAGGTAGCAGGAATACTGCTAAAAGTTACTGATGCCGCACTTGATGCTAAAACATTTGAACTGATTAAAGTATAGGTTGCCATTATGCCGCCTTAATGCCATAGAGTGTTGCGGTTGTGCCTGATGCAAACGCACCTGAATTGCAAGTAATACTTATAGCGGTTATTGCCGCAGTTGAGCGCCATAGATTAACAAAGGCGTTAGTTTCACCTGAGCCGTTAAGGTCTGCCGCAGTTTGGCTTAAAAGTGTTTTGTAAGTTGAACCTGCATAAGAAAATATATCGGTAGTGGTTAATGCTGGAACTGTTATGTTGCTGACTAGGTTGGTAATATAAGCATAGTTTTGTGAAGTATCTCTTGATGATGAAGCGGCTGAGCCATTACCTCTAATAAAAGTATCGCTGTAATTTGTTGCACTGTCAGAATTGAAACGCAACCCAATGTTTCCCATATTGCCTGTTGAAACAATAACTAACCGAAGGTCTGTCCAAGATGCCGCGATTGATGAAAAAGTAATAACACCTGCACCGCTCAAAGTAGTTGTAGCAATTTTATCGTATGTGGTTGCCATATTATTTTACTCCGTAAAGGGCGAATTGGGTTGTACTTGACCAAGCCAAAGAACTAGGATCTCTTAAAGTAATAGAGTTTATAGCAGCAGTTGAAAGCCAAAGATTAGAGATCAGTTGAACTCCGCCACCAGCAGCATTTTTATCAGCACCAGCAAATACTCTTACTGTTTTGTTTTTTGTAGTTGAAGCGTAATCAGCAATATCAATAATGATAACATTTGAATAAGTAAGAACTGTGCCGTTTATATTATTAGAAAATACAGTCATAGCATTTTGTCCTGTATATGCATAAGCGGACGCTGCACTACCTGTGCCTTCAAGTGCGTGGTATACATAGTTAGAAGCAGTATCGCCATTAAAACGCATAGTAAGACTTTGACCGCCATTAGGTTCAATGTAGTTTATGCGTAGTTGTAAATGTGAATAACTGCTTGCTATTGAACTAAAGGTAGTAGTTGAAGCCGAGCCAGTATAACTAGCAATAGATTCGTATGAACTGGTAGAAGCCGCTACCCCTTCAGATAATGTGCCTAGTAATGTATTAAGCAATTCCGCCTACCACATACCATGTATTAGCAGCTGTTTTAATTGCCACAGCTGTTTTGTATTGTGCAAGGGTTGGAGATGCTGCAACTGCACCAGCACTTAATACTGTCGTAGTACCAGGTGTTACCGCGCTAATTGTGCAAAGACCAGCACCGATGTTAAGAATAGTTAATGCTGTGCCTACTGGAAATGCAACAGATGCATCGGTTGGAATCTTGTAGGCAATAGCAGTTGCCTTGTTCATTATTTCTAATACTTGATAAGCATCTGCAAGCACAGCTGTATAATCTGTGGTGTTAGCAGTGCCTACTGTAAAGGCTACTAATGAATTATAATTAGAAGCTGTTAAAACATCGCCAGTTACGGCTGGTAATCCTGTTGGCATTATATCTCCTTAATAAGATAATACGTTTTGTCCTAAGACACCGTAATCTACGTTGCCTATTATAAACCCATCTATGATCGGTTCGAGCGTTGTAAACACTGTTTTCCAACTATTCGGGGTGATATTCATGCCTACCCCAAAAATCTGTAGGGTCTTGTCCAGCGTGGATCCGCCTGGCTGGGTGGTAATTACTGTGATCGGATCAAAGAAGTCTAGGTCTAAGGCTGCAATTATGCCGGTGTTGTAGTCCAGGGTGTATAGGTCTAATTCGATAGCATCGCACCGGATACTGGTTTCAGCTCTGGAAGCAACATAAGCCCGGGCATAATCTAAGGCCACAGCATCGGTTTGCATCAACAAGTTATTTAAGAAGTAAGAATGAATAAAATACTTGTCAATGGAAGCCTGGTTAATCGCCACTTGTGGAGTGAGTCCAACAGCGGTAATGGTTGCTGAATTAAATACCAGAGTATCGTCTAGTTTCCATATCGCATTGGCATATTTAATACCTGTGCCATCATCGGCAAACAATGTTGGTGTGTCGCCTATTGATGAGACAGTAACTGTGCGATCCTGAAATACAAAAGATCCAG